AGCCTTTTAGCATTAAGCGATTATAGGGTTGAGTCAATTCTTGGGAAAACGTATCAGCGTTTCATCTATGCCTCATATGATGTTGTTTTGAAAGGTCGAAAATGTTGTACGATGAGAATTCTCAGATATTAAATTCTGAAAACAGTGCACTTTTCGTATGGTGTTAAAAGATAAGCGACTGGGAATTATTACGTCGGAACAATTCTAGTTTTCTTAAATGCGATGTAACATATTGCTCAGATTTGATGTCTTCAATCATCTATATTTGTCTGTTTTTGTTCTTCCTGTTTTTCCTCTTGTCCTTCCTAAGATCTGCAGTGCCGCTGATAGGAAAGAATAATATGTCTCTTTTCCTACTCGATCTAAATCTCACGCTAGTATTGACATCTTTGAACGAAAGACCTTCTCTGCTCATTAGAATAGATAATGTCGGGATCACGTCTGACACAGGTATAGCCTTAGATATATCTTCACTCGACTTGTAGATGTAAGGGAACCAAGATCCATGCTGAGATCCTGTTTCCCAATCTAGTAACCAGCTCTCTGACTCATTCAGCATTTTCACCCGGATATCTATGTCAGCCACCATAGCCACCGCTAGACCAAATATTACTTCCCGTAATCGATAGTGGTCTTTGGTGTACATTCTTAACCTCTTGTCCTCCCTTTCAACCCTTACGAAAGACGGTCGCTTACCTGTTGTTAATCTGTAAAAGAAGTTGGTAAAAGATCCGTCCATAGGTAAGGCACTTCCGATGTGAGGTAAAATAGCCCAAGATCTCAGTTGATCCATCATAGAGTCTACAGTTTGATACACAGATAGTCGGCTATTGATATTATCCATTATGCCCTTAGGGGTTCCATGCTCGTCTAACAATGTCATTGAATACACCAAGTCTCTCCACGGTTGTCCTAAACTCCTCGGATCATAAGTCAAAGGCACTTTATTGCTTTTCTCTACTCCCTCAATGATCCACCACATTTCAGGAACACTTTGTGTTTTTGTCCCTAGTGATATCAGCTTTAAATTGCAACTGACTTTGCATAGAATCACTTTTAGCCTACTACATAATTCTTGAATTGAATATATGTAATCTTTGATCATAGCGACCTTCCAATCTCGACAACTGAGAAGTTTGTCAAGGAGTTTATTCCTGCATTCCTCACGATCCTCTTGGATTATTTCAACATCAGAAACAAGCAGTTCACAAGATATGATAGTATCTATCCAATCATCCTCCCAGCCTTCAGACAGAATATCATTGATTTTGTTTATCATGCTCTTCCGATCAATGGATGAGGTGCTACCATATTGGGCATCGACGGGTTGTACAAGGTGCGGATATGATTGAGGCATTGCATCATCAGTTTCCAATAGTGTCGACACAATCACAGAATTGCCTGTCATCCTGAACAAAACGTCTGAAGTGGAGCCCAAACCATCACCAACCAAAAATGTTGTTTTGCCTGATACCTTCTGTGCAAATTGGGAAAATAACTCTACATACTTGTAACTTGCCGCGGTTGGTAGTGAGAAGATCTTCCTAAGACTTGTCTTATTCGCAGCAAACCTAATTGTTCCCAAACGAGGCTGATCAAGTCCCACCTGGTTGAACTCTTGGCACCACAAGATTTTCCTTTGTTTTAACCTGTCGAAGTTAATCAGGGTTACACAAGATGTTTCTCTCAAGAAAGGAATCAACCTTATAGAAGGAGATGGTTTAGCAACAGTAGTCCCTCTATCAGCATCTTTCCTCAATCTTTCTATGGTGACGTGAGATTGATACAAGCGAACTGGAGACATGAATAGCAAATGACCTTTAGAGCAAGTTATTTTATAAAGGTCTCTAACTAGAGTTTGTTGAGGGTAAAGAAGGAGAGTCAATTCACATTCAGCACAATTGTTTACAGTGAGGATATAATCTGAGAGCATCATCTTATGAATGAATTGGCTATTCTTTCCATCTTCTGTGATGATGAAGTTTGGTCTTTCCCTCATGAACCCCTCATCTCTAATCAAGTTGATTAGAGTCTTCTTGACTGCTTGCCCTGATGAACCTAAAGAGGCAGGAACTGAGTTCGGGAACACAACTCTGTGAGAGAAGTTCATTTGCTTGTAAGTTTCTTCCCATCCAAAGAACATTGACAATCCTGAGAACGCCTCAATTGAAGCATCAATGAGAAAACTCTCCAAGTATCTAATAATGTCTCTATGTGAAGCCTTTGATCCTCTCTGGGAGCTAGAACATCTCCAAGAAGCCACAACCCTCAACTTACTCACAACAGATTTGAAAAGATCTTCCGGTTTTATTTTGAGAAACATTGTTCTTTCATAAGCTTTTACTTCCGTTAATCCAATAGAAAAGAACGACTCACTAGAACCAGAAGACTGAATGTCAGACACTACAAAATCACCAATAGCATCAACTAACCAGTTATATTTTTCCTCCCCTGTCATCAAGTTGTAATGATTAGCAGAAATGAATGGGAGATTCAACGCTTGCAGTGGATGATATGACAACGTGTCCTGTATGGAATCCTCAGACACATAAAGATAGGAATTGTTCTTTCGACTGGGAATGAAAGAAGCAGTTGTCACATCAGGTACGTCGTCAAAATCTTCATCTAGCTCATTGACACACTCGTAACATGTCTGTTTATAATGTTGAAATTTAGCAATCGGTTTGAAGTTACGATTCCATGAAGCTATAGCGATGTTAGAATCTTCCACAATGGAACACAGACAACCTTGGAAATGTATGTCGTAATTCTTCCCTCCCTTTGAGTATCGTGTGAAATTGTCAGTTGATACATGATATCTCGTAGGGTATAAGTAATTGCTGGTCGTTAATGCTCCATGTTTCAAACTTGTGTCCCTGTATCTGTGAACTTCTGCACCTGCGGTGCCCTCGACTTTCCCCTCATAAAGATCTGGATTAGAGTCTGTGACTGCCCTGACAGTTTCCCTAATGATATTTGCTGTATTAGAAGAAGAAGGCACATACCAATTTATGACTCGCATCAACCTAATAGGACGATTTATCAGCGGCTCTGTTGAATATGCTTTCCCTATCATGCCAGTGATAACTTTTTCTTTTGTCATGCTTCCCAAGTATGGCGGATTTCGTCCTATAGTCGTGTTCCATGTCAGCTCAGATTCTTGCCTGTCAGGGAAATGAACAGAGATATAACCGTCATCACAAGAGCAGACTTTATCTTCTCCGCATGCTGTCCTGGTCAGATAGCTCAACGGAAATGGTGTTGTAACTCCCTTGATTTCCTTTCCCCATCCTGTTCTTCTCATTTCCTTAACCAATGATGTAGGGCATAAAGGCAGATCAAAATCCGAAGAAATTTTGCTTCTCCAAACAAAAAACCTGAAGCAATTGACCTCGTCATCTGAAACCACCGCCATAGAGTCTTTATCTGATTCATCGACAGCTAGCCTCTGTATGGTCGAAGCCTTTGTCACTTTACTGAGAATACTGTCTACGTAACCTATGATAGTGGACTCATATATGTCATGCAACAGTCTGATATGCAACTTCTCACCTGAACACAATCTGTCAGCCAACATTCTTGCCTGGTCCCGAACTTTTCCTGACATAAGTTCCCTAAACTCTCTGTTCTTTATTCTTTTGGGATTGGCTATAAACTCTTCAACTGTCTGTCGAATACCAGCGATTGGCGTCCTGGGAGTCAGTAAGTTTACGCTGGATACATCTTCTATTAGCAGTTGATAATTCCTAGTCGGCATGTATATCGGCTTCATCCAATTCATCAAACATTCACAAAGATCAGGAGGAGACTCTGGGACGATCTTGTACAAATAAGCCATGTCTCTAGATAAATTATCAGGAAAACCTCTCATCATCAGTTCGTACAGATTGAGACTATTATACCCTCCTAAAGATCTAGGCACTATCTGAATTAACAGCCTCAATAAGCAATTGTTAAGTCCGTGTTCTCCTATTTTGATCTGCTTTGTTCTGATATCTTTTCCACTTTGTCTCCAGCACATATTTGAGTCATAATGTTTGTTCAGTCCTTCTCCCAAAAACGGATGATATTCTAGAAAATCCATTATACACAGGCTAGACATCAGAATCCCCATTATGTAAGGAAGGAGAGAGAAGCACGTACCTTGAGTCGCTGATGCTGCATTTCCGTATATTGTCCCCATAGCATTCTCTAAGGTCATTATATCATCATTACTATATGCAAACATCCTCATTATTTTCTTCATATCCATGCATAGCGGGACTCCATTCCAAACAGGATACTTTCCGTACAGGTGAAGATCTTCTGACATCCATGTTTCTAGAGGTTTTAAAGGAAGTCCCAGTTTGCCAAATGTTTGAACAAGATCTGAAAACAATGTGGATATTATATCTCTCATTTCTTTGTTCCCCTTTTCGGTTGCAATGCCAACCACATCCACATGATAAGTATATACAGTTATTTGCAGAACTTGGTTGTCTCCCATCCCCATAATTTTATATGTGCAATTGTATTTGGAGCAAACCATGTCTAAACAACAAACTGTAAATACTGTCCAACCCTTTTGTCTTAACCCTTCCATTCCTCCTTTGTGACCAGAAAATGACAATTCCCCTTCCTCTATTAATTCTCCGCATTTGGTAGTAGGAATGTAAGACCCATCTGCCAAATAGATGTATGAGCTCTCGAATATGTCATAAGTCATATTATACAAGTTTTTCATTCCGAACAAACCCCCTAGAGCCTCGAAGATTGGAGATGTTGTTTCTTTCCTCATATGACCATTCCATCTCTCAAAATCAAGAGACATACACACAGTTCTGCTTGACCACAGTTTCTTTCCCGATGATTCAGATAATTTGGGTGATTGACGCTTCGCTACATTGTATGTTTTCTTGGTTAAATCCAGCAGACTATCTGTCATCGTGATTTGTGGGAACATAGGGAGAATGTGGTCTGAGATCATTTGCTCAGTTACAACAACATAAACTCTAAGTTGGTGGGACATCAGTGCGAACATTCTTGGAGTTGGGTTCAGTTCTCTCTCCTTCGGGGTCAAACCTATTATTCTATGGTCATCGGGGAATACGCCATCATTAATGTCCTGGAGGAAAGGTTTCGGAACTATGGTTTGGTCATTGATCCACCTTAAGACTCCTCTCCGCTTCTCGGGGTTCATCACTGACTTTCTCATCTTAACATTCTTTATCAATTCAGATTTTGTTAAAGAAATTGCTTTGTCACTCACAACCATAGATAAATTGAAAGTCTCTGGTATATTGAATGTTTTCTCAAACTCAATCACATCCCAGTCGACTTCACTTACTACCCCTGTATTTGTTGCTAACGGGTCATTGGACAACAACATCTCACATAACTTATTACCCTCTATGATTATTACATTTGGGTATTTCCTGTATTTAGCCCTGTAATTTTTGCAGAAATTGATCTTGAAATGTCGCGCAGCTATCTCCCCCACCTCTGCATCTTTGATAATGTCCTTTCTTCCTATCATCTTCACCCTTATCATCCCTTTCCTACTATCCACAATGGGATGACCCCACAATCTATGAAGTCCATACAATTGAGTGATATGATGCGAGGTCTCGCAATCGTGGATAATAGATCTCAGAAGATCAGCCTCATCACCATAAGCAGTATTATCCATCCGTAGATCGTTGATTGTGTTCTCAAGGAATTTCCAGCGATCTATTATGCTGTCCTCTCTCCCTCTGCTGAGTAATACTCCGATGCACACTGCCTCGAAAGCCTTGATAATCTTGAACCCGTCATTTCCATAGTTAGACAACAATTGGTCACCCCAGTTTATAAGTCTTTCTATTTGCGACCAAGGGGGATATACGACTCGATTTAATCTTTGACCTATTTCTGATGATACATTCAGTAAGAATTGAGTGGTCACATCTGATGCCATTCGAACCCAATCTGCGTCGTATACAACCAATTCGGAAGCTCCCCCAGGAAACCCTATCATGGCCCCGGTTATATAACACACTGTGCCAATCAGTCTCTTTTTTGCACACATGTCATCTTTCTTTTCAACCCCTGCTGGCACGGGCCTACGTGATGATAATGCGTTCATTACAAGTAGGACATCGCCCCAAAACCGCATGACTGACCATAACCGAGGATCCAATCTTTCACTAGCTTCTGTTATTACATCCTCCATTTCAGATGAGTCTATGGATGCTAGAGCTTGACCGTCTAACCTAATTCGAGTTATAACATCACCAAGAGCTGAGCTCAATTTTCTTATAGGTTGTTCCGGAATGAGTTTGCCCACGCATGTGATCAAATCATGAGGTGTGCCTTCAACCAAATTAGCTCTAACCTTTCGGAGTGACATCAGTGATTGTCTGATTCTAGCTGATACGTTCCGGGGATCACGATACAAGTATTTCATGTTGTGTAGTGGATTCCTTAGATGGAAGTCAGGCAAGTTGTCATACTGTTTTGACGGCTTAGTCTCTTTATCATCTACTCCATTTCCAGCATCTAACAATGCAATGTAATCCATGATGCCACGTACTTAAGAATGTACTTCTTATATTTTCTAGTTTTATTTAATCGAGGTTCATAAAAATTGGACTTTATGCTTAGAGAACCTTTGTCTCTTGGCTCTGATCCTGTACAAAAATAGGATGATCATTTTGGTACATAACATGAAGGTGATCAAATAGTAGGCGTTAAACTGATTATTATTGTCTGAAACTTTTCCTTCTAACGGATACATTTTGATAGTTACAATTCGCTGTTGCAATCTTAGTTTTTCTAAATTGATAGATCTGAAATCATGGCGACAGATAGACTGATGAACATGTCAGAACGCATTCCCATTAGATGAATTATCATATCCATCTAACCTGATGTGGAGAGGTCTGTACAACTCTATAAGGAGATTCGAGAGTCCTCCTCTTATTGTTAATGACATTCATGGTCGTGATATATGTCAGATAGGCAACACCAGAGATAAAACATAAAAACACTACATGTTTAGCATATTTCATACCTTGCCATATATCCGTTAAAACCTCTCTAGATACATTTATTGCATCTGTTAAGAACCCGCTGTGATCAGATTTTTTGTTTTTCAAGACTGATGTAGCGTTTGTCTGTTTGCTCTTATGGCTGGTCCAAGATGCCCTTATCTGGTCTATATCAACCTTTTCAAATTGCATGCCACGAGAATGGTCAATCGCGAAAAGATCATGAGTCTTTCCATGCATAAACCCTGAGGGGAGTAATGACATTATATCATTATCTATCTCATACACATGATGACCAGCAGTGAAGGTAAGTTTCTCATAAGGAGAGGGCTGATCGCACGACCCTACGAGTTCAGCATAAGGTTCTCTGGGATCCCACAGTGCCGCAGCTCCTGTGCATGTGATAGAAACTCTAGGAGGATTTCCGCACATTAGATGGGGTTGGGTTAGCTTGCATCCATGAGCTACTTCACACTTATTCCCTGTCCCATCTGGTTTTAACAGTATGATGTTGGATGATATCTTTAAGATTCGATTGACAGACCGATGAATTCTGGCTTCTAATGATAGGGTTTCGCATTGTAACAGACACATATCTGAGTCCATATTTGACATAATATGATTGACCTTAGCTCTCAGCCAGTCTGTTTCAGCATCTTTATATGCAACCCCCACCATACCTATCCTTTGAGACCATATGTTTAACTTATCTGTGGTGTCTGTTACCTTATACAACAGTCCTTCCTTGGATCTTACGATACCTTCACATGCTGGTAATGCGTCGCTCAAATTCACTAAAGGTGTCAAAGAAAAGCCTCCTCTATTACACATCCAATGAGCATCTGCAATAGGTTTTCCAAAGAAATCGCAACCATAATTAGATCCGACCTCTTCAAAGGGACACTCTTTCATTTCTTGACCGACTTCCCAATAATAACGAGAAGTGGTCGTGTAACCCTGACCTTTCTTGTAATCAAACATATCTTCGCTGGACAAAGGCATGAGATACAATGTGCTGCCCACAGTGAGATAAGTGCTAGGCATAGACAGTAGTGATATGAATGTCTCCTCCTTTGTTATCTCTGAAGCATACGAATACTCCTCCGATAATTGACGAGGTGGTCTCACATCACAGTCATACTTAGGACAATGTTTGTTCATTGCCTCTTTGCACTCGGATTCCGATGCTAGTTCTTCTTCCTTCACTAGCATTGACTTGGAAGTAGAAAATGTCCATGTCTCGGTAAAACTCTGTTTGAGTTTGACCCTTTTGCATTCTACAACATTTGGCCCTCCACCTTTCGCCGTAGTCTTGTATAGATTCAACCTTGCAGTGGATGTAGGTTGCGGACTACGCCGGCATCTCTCATAGCACTCTGACAGAGTCGCTTCGATATTCAGTGGTTTTCTCCCGCATAGGGCAACGGGTCCTACAGACGAATTGAAAAATGCTGCATAGGACGAGCTGATTAATATTGATGCAGACACAATTGATAACAAAGGAAAAAGGAATGCCATGATCTGATCTCGGTGAATGTGTTTCTTACATTTTCTAGTTTTATTAAATTGAAATTTGTTCGAAAGTTCAAATCATGCCTTTCACACAGGTGTGAGGAGCTCCTTCAAAAACGGTCAAAGCGTCTTGTTCTGAGATCTCCCGAACTTGATAAACCAACTGCGCCATAGCAATGACATCTACATTGTCTATCCTCATCTTCTTACCCATGAGGGAACATGTAACAGGGCCTTGTTTCAATACTATAGCGGAAGGCAGCATGATTTTCCCCGGGAACACGAATGTCGTCCTTAATGTATTTGGGCCAAGCAAAAAGTCTTTGGTCCTATCCAGCAGTGTTGCAATGATCCGATTCTTTTTTAAGTGGATCAATGTGAGTTTGGTTGATTGGTCCTCTGCTAATTTGTCTATAATAGATTCGAAGCAATGATCCAACTGAGAGTCTGTAAGATGCAACATAGTTTCGTCATTTAGCATCTGGGAAACTGTCATCTTTGCAGTCTCAAATGTTAAGATGTAGAAGTGAATTCCGTCCATTGATCGAGATTCCTTCTTTGTTTTTAAATGAGATTCTTTTTCTTGACTCATGGTAACTGTCTTTATGTTGTTCTTGCCTTTTCTAGTTTTCTTAAGTAGTAAAAACGAGAAATAATTAGGAGAAACGACAGTCTAGATATGGAAATCAGCCAAAGGTTCTTAAAGAGGTGCACAGTCTCAGAGACATATTCATTTCCTGACACTTATGATGTGACTCGTTGCCCTCTCCAACAACTCATTTTTGTGCTCCTCGACCTTGTTAGTCGTATAGTTGATTGAACTTTTTTTCAGTTTGTCAATAATTTTATCGATGTTTTTCCTCTGATTTGCATCTCTTTTGCAAACTATCTCTTGAGGTTTCACAACCCTGTTAGTAAGAATTGCTTTTGACTGCGTCTGTCTAAATCCTGTAATTTGATTCTGCATTTTGTAGGTGATTTTTAACACATATGATCCTAGTGAATATTTTTCAACCATATTAGAATCATAAACTGACATGCTAAGAGCCATTGCACAGCTCGCTGCGCCATTGAAATCAGAGTAGTGAAACCACACAGGATAGGACCATGTCAACTCGGTGCTCTCTTTGACATCAAATTCTACATTTGCCACTGTTTGTTCATCCTCACACTCCAATCTGAGGTCCCTAACATTTAACTCTATCAATCCAGTTGCGGCATAAGGGCACCTAGATTTGTAAGAGAACTTGACGCCCGTGATCGAAATATTTTCATATCCTGCCTTGATCCAAAATGAGTTCAATAGAGACATCTTTTTTGTTAGTTTAACCACTTTTTCTTCCTCTTCCACCCTCACTTCACCTTTGAATACCATAGAGAAACAAGCCATGGCAGATGTGTATTCTAATGAAAACGAGAATCTGAAAATGTGTTTCTTATGATTTCTAGTTTTCTTAAATATCAGATAGGTGATTGATGGTATCCAAGAGAGAATAATATATATATAATAAATATCAAACTAAAGCTTAACTGAATTATTATTATTAGCATAGTGCACAACATAGCATTTCTCACAGCAGAATATCCCATGTTAAAATCACCAGCTGCTGCCGATATCAAAGAATGATGATATCAGTCCGATATCATGGCATCTATCTTCTCGTTCAGTTCTTCTAGCCACACTGCTCTAACATCCTCCTCGCCTAGCTGCTTATTGTACTCATAATAATCATTAGTAGACAACAGCTCATCCACCTCATCATCAGTAAGTACATTTATTATGTCTTGTTCTATCCCAACTACGCCCATAAAAGTCTTTTTGAGTTCGTGGAGGTTCTTGTCTTTTCGTGACTTGATCGCTACATTGATCTCCTTACTCACCTCCCTGGATGGCTTAGAAGAAGAGGGAACATCAACAATTGGGACAACTCCAGACATCAATCTGTCTGAACTAGAGATGATAGGCATCTTACCCTTAGGGTCAACAGACACCCTTGCTCCTTCAACTGCAGATTTCAATGCAGCAATCATATCTGCTTTAATTGTTGCCACAGCGGCTGCAATTTCCATTTCTACCGCTTGTCCTTGTTTAGCTAGAGATTTTTGAAGGTCTATTGACTTGCTATTTTCCCTTTGTAAATGACGGACTTCTGTTTGCAATTCGGCTATGGATGATTTCATGTTGGGTATTATCCTGGACCCGTTACAGAACGAATATCCTTTCACAAACATCTCTACATCACGCTCTTCCCACTTAGTTACTGCAGAACTGGAAAGGACAAAATTGGTCATCTCCTGCGAATCAGGTAGCCCAGCACGTTTAGTATGCAGTTCAAGCCAACCCACAACCTCTTTGCTATCAGTAGCCCTATTCTTGACAATGTCAGGAGTAGCATCATCACTCGTCTCAGGCACAGATATGTATTCCACAGGATCATCATTATTAGCAGGATCATTATTATTGACATGAGATACAAAATTGTAGCCACCTGTGGGGTTTCCAACACCCGAGAAATCAGTCTGGTTTCCAAGAGCCATCGAAACAAGAATACTGATGCACGAATTAGCAAAGAAATCCTCAAATACATAAATTTGTTCTTCTTACCTTTTCTAGTTTTCTTAAATAGTACATTTTGATTAGGAACAGCGAATATTAATTACTAGCGGAAGAGAACGTCTAAAAAGAGTTATTGATCCGGATTCATGATCTATCAATCTGTAAACCACGAAGATCCAGTGTTTCCATCATCATCAACCTTTATCAAGAGGCTAGCAAGCTTGTCTGCTACTCTGTCCAATTGCTCTCGTGATTTAAGCCCGACATCTGATAATCCGAATATCTTCATCGGGTCTGACTTCGCACCAGATGGAGCAACTAACTTGTACACCTTAGCAGTCAAGTAAACCAATGGTATGCACCGCTTAGTTTGCAACGGAGCAAAATACGCTGCATCCCAGTTCCTGGCATAGCGGAAAAATGTTTTCCTGTTAGGATTAAGGGATGTGATTTCGTGGTTTTTGAGGAGGTTGTATAATTCCATGACTGACGTTCTTGTCATTGGGCCTTCCAACTCAGTCAACAACAATTGCATGTCGCAATTTGTCGCTTGTTGAATTGCTTGTGTTTGCGTTACAGCATGCAATCCTGTGTACGCAAATATCTGTCCTGCCAAGTACTCCATCAATCCTTTACCATTCTTGTCAAGTGAATCTAAATTTTCATTGTAAGCGACCCACATGATCCATGTATGGAGGATGTTTGGCCTCTTTGAAAACATTCCCTTTATCGCCTCTGCCGTGTCTTCTTCAATTTCGAAGTTCTCCACGATCTCTGAGCCCTCGGAGTACCAACTAGCATATCTTGATTGCATGAGACGAAGAGAGGCTACAAATGAAGAAGAGGTTCTGGAATGCAACCTCATAATATAAGCAGCAAGATAGCAATATGCTGCAGCCTGACTTTCCTTACTTAAACCTACTGCAGCATCAACCTTAGCAACTGTGGTGTTTTCAAGTATTGCCTGCGAGTTTCTTGCCCTCCTCCTCTCGGCCAACTTCTTAGCTCTATCTGACAATTCAGTGTTCAAGGCCTTAACAGTTTCGGCTGTCCCGACTTCGATTGTCAAATTCTCAGGTTTCCCAAATCCTGCTGCAGGCTTCTGCAAAAGTGCCGTGGCTGGCTTGAGAGGGTTTCTCATGCCTGTTGCTAGATATAGCAAACCATCTACGGCCACAGAGTCTATAATTCCAGTCTGAATTTTCTTCACAACAGACAACCCTACTAGGCACAATTGATCTAATGTCATGTCACCTAATGCGTAAATGGGAATTATCGGAAGTTCCGTTTCATCATTCCATTCTTTTGTCATCATCTTACCTCCTCCTGTCATACCGTGCAGATCTGCAAACTTACTTGAAAGTCTCACAGCATGTCTAGGCATTGTAGCCATTTCAGCTTTGATAGTTTTATCTTCCACCTGTTTCGGGTCGGTTTCTTTCGCCAGATTTGCAGCTTTGGCAGCAGCTAACCTTTGGGCTATGGTCGTCATGGAATTGGGGAAATTAGAACTTTCTGACTCAATGAAGCTGTGACTAAGTGAAGTTTTGATCGTAAGGAATAAAACAAGATGTGCTTCTTACACTTTCTTGTGCCGAGCTCGATGAGATTTAG